CCACTGTATCACATCGAGACACAGAAAATGTGATAGGCCCTAATCAGGGGCCCACCTCCCGTACTTCATGAGTACGGGACCCAGCCGATCTTGTATCCTAGGACACCGTCCCGCGGCGTGACGCCGTAAGTCGAATGTCTTTCGTTTGTGTGGTCCGCGGACCAAGCCACCCTGTGGCTTGATGGAAGTCCGCTATCCACCCCATACAAGGCCGCTGCTAGCACGACAGGTCCATGCCAATGCTGCCACCCTACTCGCCTGAAGCGAGCGGGACGATAGCACGCAATATACCTGATACTGCCGCGCCAACGGATCCGCCAACGCTCCTCTCCGTCGCAGATGACAAGGTCGCCAAGGTCTTGTGGACCCCGTAACCGTCGTACATCACTTGGTAAAGCATCCAAAACGCAAAACCAAGCACGGATAAGGCAGCGAGGCCTCCGGTAATCGCGACTGCTTGAAGCAGCCACGCGCCGAAGCCCGTTAGCCAACGCGATATAGTGTTGTGGTTCACTAGGGTAATCCTCCAAAAAGTGTGGACGTACGTCCACTCCGTTAAAGTAGTCCCCACCACAGCTTTCTCTGAAAGGGCCAGACACAAAGGTTTTCTTCGTATTCGGCGTAAATCCAAAGTATCGCAGGACAGTAAGGACACGTTCTGCGCACACCGTAGGGACAATGATGTCATCCCCAAAGGCATACACGTTGTAGCCCGGCACCGGGTCAACGTCCGAGACTTCCATTACGGCCATACTCATGGCCGCGAAAAGGCAAGTCTCGAGCTCGAAAGTGTAACCGTTTCCCATGCTGCTAAATTTCTCTAGCAGCACCCATCGTTTCCCAACGAGGGTGTAGGGTGATCTCAGGGCTGATAAGGCCTCGAACCACCTGGATGGGAGCAGTAACTCGACCAAAGTTCTGCTGACGGTATCGCTAGCGTTTGAAAGATCTAGCGTCGCAAAATCGCCTCGGATAGAGGCTTCACAAGCAACCCGCTTGTGGATAGTTTGCGCGTTACGCAGGTCCAAACCTGCACGAAGCAACCGATCCTTCATCACACGTCCATAGGACAGTTGATAGAAGAGGTTGATGGAAGGCTCCACGCATATGCCGCGGTCCTTCACACAGTCCTTGGGTACGGTCGTGAACCGATT